TGGTCGGCCTCGGCCTTTCCGCTCCGTTTCACTTCTGCCAAAATCTTCTTATCAATTGGCCTGTTAACGATGTCGGCTTCAAATTCAACGCGCACCGATTCGTCACCCGCAAATCGGATAGGCAACGAGCGCAACACCTCAAAGCTATCGGCCGCTTCACCAAAGGCCATAGCGACCGATTCGAAGTCGTCTGCCGAAAACTCGGTTCGGTGGTCGTTGTCGCCGCCTAAAAATATATCAACTTGTGCGGCGGGAAGTCCGAATCCTTGCAGCATGATAGCGGCCTGCTCCTTGGTCATTACTCCCTGGGAGTACTTACGCACCACCCGAAGCATCTTGTCTTGTTGGGAAGCAGATAGGCCAGCTAAAAAGTTATTGCCCATTTCGACAGGCAGCCCGTCTGTGGGCTGCAATACCGCTCCATCTGGTGCAGAAATAACTTCACCCCCGTCTTTAGGCGGTAAGGCTGCCAGCGCTCTAATTTCGTTTGGTGACATCGATTCCAATACCTTGTTTGCAACCAGCGGGGATAGCGAGTTGATAGCATCAGACACGAGCCTTGCGCCGCCGAGCTGTTCGGTTTCCAAAGGCTTAAGCCCCGCCTTTTCACGCAGTTCGTCCTTGGTCATTATTTGCAACAAAGCCGCCTCCGATAATTGCTCGGTAACAGGTTCGGTCGGTTGCAACTTTAACTCGTGAACGCCATTGAATTTAGCTAAGTAGTTAAAGTTTTTTTCGATTCGTTGCACCCGGTCCTCGACGTATGTGGCCTTGAAGATTTCGTAACTCTCTACCATTTCGCTGCCGCCGCCTAATTGCCCTTCGGTCTTAACGCCAAACAGCATCGGGGAGGTCACGCGGTGTGCTACAAAGATGTTCTGCTCAACGGTCTTTTCGAGCTGCTGGTAGCGCTTATCTAAGTCGCTTGTGGGTAGGATAGTAATCTCTGGCGCAAGGTCTTTGCCGTCCGAAAAGTTGAACATCCAGCGACCTGCATTGTCCGAACCGCCAAACTTAGCAAACATAGCGCGCTCGATGTCGGATTGTTCCTCTGGCATTGGTACGCCGTTTGGAAAGTTGATAAAGGCAGCGGGGAAGAAGTTGTTTTTAATTTCGTTGATAGCAAAGTTTGCGATCTCCACGTCCAGCTCGATGTAAGCCGTGCCGCCCAAGTACTCAGGCAGCGGGTAGTTCTTAACCATCGGCGAATAGCAGCGGTAATAATACATCTGCTTTCCGATTTTGTTTTTAGGGTCAAAGGCAGGGATTGTTTCCTGGTCCTTTATAGAGGGGAACTGCCTGTTGCCATAGCCATCGTACCACCTCGCCACGTAGAACATAGTGCCTTTCGCATTGACCCGCACGTTCTCGAACGGGTAGTGTTCCATCGTTGCGATTGTGCCGTCGGCAGCCCAAGTGATAGCCATAGCCAAGCCGTTAAATATTTCCAGATCGAGCGTGACCTTTTGCGTCAAGTCGTCCAGAGAGTCGTAGCTGTTCGGGAAGTCGGGGCTGTCGAGAAAAGCCGCTGCATTGTCGTTCTCGCACGTCCAGCCCTTACCGATAATAAAGCCGACCTTGCCGTTTACGATAGCATTGTGCTTGGTGCTTCGTTGGTAAAGGTTGAGCAGGTAGTAAGGGTAGTCGTTCTCTATGCCGTAATTCACGAACAGCTCGCCGCGACGCTCCTCGAATACGGGAACTTTGTGCTGGTACGGCTGCCATGTAAAGGCGAAGTTTTTACTTATCATGTGGTTGTCGTTTTCGTTATCGTCCTAAAGCGGTTCGCATTGTAAAATATCTATCGCGTAGATTAGTCATTTGCAAGGTTGTCAAGTCGTTGCCTATGTAAGCAAAGGCGCACCGCTGTTCGGATTGTGAGCCGTTCTGCCTGTTGCCAGATAAGTTGGAAGCGAACAGAAATAAATTAAGCCCGTCGATCGTTGCTGGCGCTTCAACGTTTGTTCCTGTTGCGATGCTATTGTCAAATTCAGCAAATTTAAATACGCCAGTTGCTCTGTTTCGTGAGCATTGTAGAAAAAGCTGATTATCGTTAGCCGCAAAAGTGCTGTAGACAACAAAAGGGTCTTTTTCATTTATAAAATACCTCGTGTCTGCCCCTTCATCCTCGACGGTGTCAATGGCATTTATCTGCGTTGAAGTGCTGCCTATTAATGTGGGCTGTATACCTCTAAAAACTATTGGCGTTCTCGCGTCAAATCCATAAGACAAGCCGTCAAAGTCGTTTATCATTTCAGCCCTAAAAAACGTGTTTGCATTTGCATACGCCACGATGTTTGCGGGCTGCCCTGTGCTGTCTGGCTGCACTCCTAATGCCGAATGAATAAACGGCCCCGCAAATGTAAGCCTATAAGCCGCGTCTAAATCACGCGGGTCTTTAAGGTTGAATTTATGCGCTGATGCTGTGCCGCCTACCATTGGATAAAGCGCAAACATTCTCTTCCAAATGCCATCGGCTTGTAGGCCAAGAACAAAAGTGTTGATTGCTGCCGTTATTGTCGGGTCGGTTATGCCAGCGGCATCCAGAAACAAAGCCGCATCAGCTGAAACCACAATAAACGAAACGGTATTTATGGCAGTTGGCGTAGTGCCTGCCTTAAAGCCCCTTGCTTTAAAGGTTGCGCTTGCTGCCAGCACGGGCTTGCTTGCGGGGTTGTAAAGCAAGCTGCTTATTGTCGGGTCGGTTCCGTCTATTGTGTAGTAAATTGACGCGCCAGAGGTTGTGGTGGTTAGGGTAATTTCTTGAACATCTGAAACAACCCCGCCGTTTGGACTAATGACTACGGCTGTTTCGTTTCCAAAGGCAACGTACCTTGTCGCCCCGCCGTCGCTGATGTAGGCCTCCTGATTTGTTTGCACCATAGCCAGCCCTGTTTCGACTATACCAATAGACCCGCTTAGCGCGGTCGTGTTCGACTCGTGAGCGACATACCTATATTGGCCGCCGTTGGTGAATAGATTGCTTATCGTAAACTTATCGTAGCGCTCGGTGTAAAGCGAAAGGTTCGCGGACTTGGGCAAAACGATTAGGGTATCGATTAGCGTTTCGATGTGGGTAAGAACCAATAAGTAGAACGGAGCGGCCTCGCTTTGAGAGCGCTCGGTGAAGGTCACTACAATATCGTTGGACTGATTTAGCTTGAAGTAGAGCATACTAAATTTAAATATACTAAAGCAAGGATTTGTACAATTCCATTCTTTGACCGCCCCAGTAATCGATATCAAATCTGCTTTTCACATCGGCGCTTAAGTTAGATGCCAGCCCATCGCGTAGGTCTTTATCGGCTGTTAGCGTTTTTATTGCCTTGTACCAATCCCTTGGACGCGACTCTTTTACGAGCAAAGAATTTTCGTTGTGCTTAAGAATTGCATTGTATGGGTACGCATCCGAAGCGATTAGCGCCTTTTGCATTGCGGCCGCCTCGATAATCTTTAGCTCAGATTTGCATTTATTGAATGTCGTTTCTCGTAAAGGAGCAATGCAAACGTCAATAAAGTTGTAACCGCCGACGTAGCTATAAATGTCTGCCGATGCTATCCTTTGGTAGTTATCGTTCCTGCCCTTTGCGGTGAAAATGCCTTCATACAATTCGTACATTTCGTTTGGATTCCAGCCGCCTAAAAACAGCTTGTACTTTTGGTTTAGCTGCTTATCACAAGCAAGCACTTCAAAGCCCTGCTGCATCAGCAAAATGTCCTCGTAGTGCTGGGCGCCACCGAACCAGCCGAAGCGCACTACATCGCTCGGTGTCGGCTCTGGTAGGAACTGCTTATAGAACGCGTAGGTACAATTTGGAATGATCGTGACGTTCGGATTTAGCAGCCTTATTTTGCTGGCTAAAAAATCGTTTGTACAAATAACATGGTCAACTATTTTGATATGTTCGCGAATGATTCTCGGTATTTTATTGACGCGGTACATATCGACCATTGGATGCCCTGATTCCAGCACCCAATAATCGTCTAAATCTAAGACAAGCCGCACGTCAAACTCGTTGCATTTATCCCGAACGTAGCCGATATGCTTCTCGCTATCCGTCCACATCCGAGAGCAAACAAGTATATCGAGGTCTTTCCAGCCTTGGTCGGATATGTTAAATGGGTGTGGTGCTGAGTAGAATAGCAGCCCCGTGTAGGTGTTATCTAAATGGGCATGGGGCATCTCCAAGCGGTACAAAGCCGACCCGCTCGATTGGATGTTGTGGATTAATCCTATTTTCATAATGTTCGTTTACGATAATAAGTATATCCAAAACCGAAACGAAACAAAAAGCCCCGCACGAATGCAGGGCAGGAACTTGTAAACGAACCTTTATACGTTTGTCAAAGCAGCGATAATGCTTGGCGAAACCGCAAGCATCGGGATCTCTTCCATGCTGGTAAAGGTCACGTCGTAGCCGTTGCGGTCTGCCATTGCAGTACCTGTCTGCGATGTGCCAGCGGTGAGGTACATCCCGTTTCGACTTCCGAGCAACCAGTACGCGCCGTTTCGGTCGGTAACGATTGTAATCAATCTGCTTTGTCCAAGCAGCAACAACTCATTGCGAAGCGCGGCAGTCATCTTGTTAAGCACGATTTGTAAATCTTGCTGGTAAAAGATTGTGCCGTTTTCCTCTGATGCGTTGGTTGTTTCTGTAAATTGTGAGGTTTGCTTTGGCAACTGGTACTTCCAAAATTTAGTGCTACCAGATGTGGTGATGCCTGTTACGAGGAAAGCTGCATTTAGCGCGATTCCTGTAACATTGTTAAATTCGATAAATCGAACTTCGGGAATGCCACCGACTGAATCGCGGCATCCGAGTGTATATCCTTGAGTAAGGGCGCAGCTCATATATATCTATTTTTTAAGAGTTAAAGAAGGGGAGGTGTTACCCTCCCCGTTCAAATTAGGCCAATATAAAGTTGACGATTTCGTCGGCGTAGGCGAATTGTACGCCTGCCTTAAATTCTGCTACGAAGCGAACTTCCATTGCCTCCTTAGCGTAGAAGATTTCGAACTTGTCTTCCTCGTTCAAAAGGTCAACGCCCCAGAACATATTGCTCAAGCGCATTGCGAAAATGCGGTTTGTGCCGTTCAGTCCGTTAAGGGCAACTACTTTTACGTTTGTGCCAGGGAGGATAATTTCACCCTGCACGCCATCAACGACAGGTGCGTAGGCAAACAGATTTAAAGCCGTTAGGTTGGATACCAGTTTGCGGAATGTGTCCCATCCAACAACGATAGCCAAATCGGCCTTGTCGAGGATAGTGGTAGGGATTACATTGTAAACACCCATGACAACTGCAAAGGCATTTGCCGCGGTGATGCTCGATACAGTGCCTGTGTTACCTACAACGGTAACGCCTGAAGCAACATTAATAAGCTTAATGAATCCGTCAAACTTGTTAGTAGACGGATTTACGTTGCCTGTCGCTGTGTCACCCTGCCAGATAGCTGTTTCAATTTGCTCGGCAATTTTACCGACTTTCAAATCAGCATATTGCGCTTCGAAAGGGATTTGCTCTGGGTTCGATCCAGCCAATAGCTGGGTTTGCATCCAGTACTCTTCCAATTTCTTAGGGCAAAGCGGCTCGTGTACCTTAATACGGCCTACGTCTAAAACGCGGTTCGAGAAGGTGGTGGTGCCACTTGGTGACCATCCGCAATCGTCACCGTTCTGAAACACTGCATCAGTGTTCATAAGGTTTAACGCCTTGGACGATTTGATGCCTACCATCGGAGTGAGGATAGACGCGCTTTTAGCGCTGAACAATGACCTCGTAATTAACGGGAGCGATTGTTGTTCGGTGTAGACGGCTAAGTTGCCGAAGTTGTATGCCATGTCTTAGTTGGTTTTTTGGGTTTTCATTTGTTTGATTGTTTCTGCTAACTTGTCGAAGCGATTCGATTCGTTTTTCTTAAACTCGCCCACAAAGCCCTTCGGCTGTTCTGGTGCGGTAGGTAGCTTGGTAAGTTGCTCGATCAAAGCAAACATCTGCTTCTCGCGGTTTTCACCTGCAGACATCTTCTTTTTCATCTCCACAATTTCGGTTGCCATTTCATCGAGCTTCTCGATAATTTCGTTTGCGACTTCGGCGCTGATTGCGGCCACAACTTCAGCGGGTGCTTCGGGTGCGATAACCTCAACGATTGCCGCCACTTCCTCAACAACTTCTTCAGGTGACGCTGCTGCTTCCACTTCGGTTGCAACGGCTTCTTCTGCCATGATGCTTTCGATAACGCCGTTAGTGACCACGATCATTCCTAAAGAAGGTATGGTGTGTTCGCCTGTTGCGTCCATAGGGTTTCCGTCTGCATCTAACAGCGTGACTTTCGCACCTACTACTGGTTCGCCCTCGATTCGCACCGTTAGCTCGCCCAGCTTGTAGTCTGCAAACTTTAAAGCGGCACTTTCAAATGCGGCTCTAAGCTTTTGGATTTGTTCGATAATGTTCATTACAAATAAATATTTAAAGGTTTAAATAGTTGCAAAAAAGTTTTTGATTGCCTGCTCCAGCTTTGCCATTTCGGCCTCGACTGTCACCGCCATTTTCTCCATGCCGAATAAGCCCTCAACGCT